AACTGTTCGATTTAGGTTTTAGGATTTAAGAGAGAGTCTTCGGGCTCTCTTTTTTTTTCTCGGTGAGGTCAAGGTGACGTCAAGGTGATGTCAAGTTGCGAGAAGTTTGATAGTATGGTTCCCTCAAACGGGTAGCACGTCGGGTTCACGAGCCACATATAGATTTAACTTTCTGACGAAAAATTGAGGTATGGGGGTATATATTTATATATACTATATAGCTTTATAGGAGATGTAGTTATGCCTTCCCTACCTATGCGTACCAAGAAAACAAAGTGTCATCTCCTTTCTAAGTTTGATCTATATAGCTGCTTTACCTCAAGCATAAGTTACCACCTATACCCCTCACCCTCTTTATTAATATAAAAAAAAGGTTTTCATTTTCCTACTCTACTTTTTTGGTATTTTTCCAGAAATCCAAGGGAAAAAATTTTGACAATTTTTTGTATATGTGAACAATATATATTTATAGGAAATGGCAGTAATGAAAAAAATAGATAAAGCCACCCTTTTTAGTATCTTTGAAGTAGGAGATGAGGAAGTTTATAAGGAGAATGGTGTAGATGATATTCTTCACAATACTTATATCCTTTTTGGAATGACAGTGAAAGGTGTGGAGAATTATTTTATAATGGAGCAGATGTATCAAAACAGATACGGAGAAACCTTCTCTACGGTAAGGGATTCTATTAAGTTAAAGTACTTTATAGGTCTTATGAGATACCTTGAGAGAATTGATTTGTCACAGTCAGATACGCTTTATGATCTTAAAGATTTATTTGGAGAACAGTCGATAGATTATGCATTAAAGGAGATGATAGATTTTTTTGAAGAGGTAGAAATGTATGAGAATTGTGCACTTTTAATGAGGTTTTTTAAGATATTTTTTCCTAAAAATAGTTGGAAGTTACAAGATTAGTTCGTATATTTAAGTATAATTATAAAAACAAAGAGGTTATGGAAAATTTAGTTTTAAACATTGTACAGAATTATTTTATTGTTGGAGTGGTATTAGCAGTTGTTATTGATATTGCTATTAGAGTAATACAGGCTAGTAAACCGCTTACTTTTTTCGAAATGGTATGTAGTATTATTTTTTGGCCTTTTGTTGTAGGTAGTTTAGCATCAAAATACATTAACGGAAATTCCTAATGATATTAGATTATTTAATACCTTATATAGGAATAGGCATTATAGTTGCCATTATTACAGATATTTCCATCCGGGAATTAAAAACAAGTGAACCTTTCACTTTTTTAGAAATAATAACCTGTATTGTTATTTGGCCATGTATTCTATACCAGGCAATAAAAGGATTTTTTAATGGAGATTATTAATTAAAATTAATAAGTTATGTATAGAGATAAAATAAGTCTTTCGGAGGCCATGTCCTTTGAATCATTAGGAGACATTACAATTGTCGATGCTTCACCAGAATCTCTTCCCTCTTTTGGAGAAAACGGAAAGAGATGGAAAGAAGCTTTTATAACTCTTCAATCCAAATACAGACATATATCTCCAGATAAACTCCTGAATTTCCTTTCAGCAAAATATCTTATAGAGATAAATGAAGGAGTTATAGATCAGGATACAAATACTTTTTCCTGGAGATATCTCTATGGTGTGGAAAATTCCAAGATAAAAGAGAAATCCTTAGATAATATAGAGTATGTTTATATTTTGGTTAATCCCGGTTATCCTTCCTTGGTTAAGATTGGAATGACTATTCATGATGTTAATAGGAGAGTCACGTCTATTAACGCTACTGCCACGGTAGAGGAGTGGATTCCAAAGTTTGCACTCCCATTGAGAAAGGGTACGGCTTTTAGGGTTGAACAGGCTGTTCATACTTTTTTTGCTTCTCAAAGAGTTTCCTCCGACCTTGGAAATTCTAGAGAGTTCTTTACCCTTGATCCTTTAACGGCTTTTGACAAGGTGAGGGAGATGGGAGCTGTGTTTGTGGTTGGAAATCCGATTATTTTTTAATATATTAATAGATTATATGGAGAGATTTAAGAAAATAGGATGGGGTATATATAGGAATGCGCGGCGATTCGTCAAGGTATTTTATTGCTTTACTAACAAGAGTTGTTTCCCAAAAATAAATTTCATAACTTCTTCATATAACAAATTAATATTTAAAATAATTAATAATAAAAATTTAATAAATCAAATAAACAAAATGAGAAACAAAGACGTAGTTCAAATTAAATTAGAACGATTAGAAGCAGAAGTTAAAAATATTGGATATAATATTCATAAAGGAGATAGGGATACTGCTTATGAAAAGGTATCCGAAGTTCTTGAAGCTATAGGAGATATCCGTACCTTACTTAATACCGAACACCAAGACTAATGAATCTTTCGGCAGAACAAATACAAGCAAATTGGGAGAAGCATCTTAAGATTGTAGATACTTTTATTACCGGTGATAGAAGAAGTAGATTAAAAGATCTATATACTGTCCTAGCAGAAGAGATGATTATAGCTCCTGCTTCGGGTAAACCTTCCTTTCATAATGCTTTTCCTGGAGGATATATTGATCATGTTAATCGTGTGGTTCATTGTGCTTTAAAGACTAAAGCTTTATGGGAAGAAATGGGAACTAATATAGATTTTACTGATGAGGAATTAGTTTTTGCAGCTCTTAATCATGATTTAGGTAAAATAGGTTTTAAAGGACAACCAAATAACTTACCTCAGACAGATCAATGGAGAAAAAATAAATTAGGAGAAATTTATACTCACAACTCAGAACTACCTTTCATGTTAATTCAAGATAGGTCTTTATTTATTCTTCAGAAAAATAGGATAGAGATGTCAGAGAATGAATTCCTAGCTATTAAGCTACATGACGGATTATATGACGATGTGAATAAACCGTACTATATTACCTATAATCCAGATTCTAAATTAAGAACTAATCTACCATATATTCTTCATCAAGCTGATTTCTTAGCTTCTAAAATAGAATATGATAGATGGAAAAATACACAACCTGCTCCTGCTCAAACTCCTGTTAAAACAAGAACAAGTACTGGAAAACCAGCTGTAAGTTCTCCTGGTCTAGCAGCAGCATTAAAAGCAATTTAATATGATATATGCATTATTAATCCTAGTAATCTTAGTTTGTGGTTACGTTATATGGAATTTAAACAACAAACTACTAAAAGCAGAAGATATCATAGAAGAACAAATTGACTATCTAAGAAAGGTTTCGTTAACAATACAAGAATCAAACATATACATTAACAAACTAGACGAGAAAGGACATTTCAGAGCTGATGATGAAGTAGGAACGTTTTTCGATTTTATGAAAGAAATCCAAGACCTAATAAACTCTTTCCGTCTCCCTAAAGGATATGGAAAAAAAGAAACCAGCCAACAGTAATTACTACTTTACACAAGAAACAGAGGATGCAATAGTACTTTATAATGCGTCCTCTGACCCTGTTTTCCGGAGCAGGTTATTTTCTAAAGAACTATACTACCCGTTTTATAAGATGATTGAGAATATCATTCATACTTTCAAATTCTACTATATGGATGTAGAAAGTGTTGAAGATCTTAAACATGAAGTAATGGCGGTTATAGTTGAAGAGAAGTTAGGAGGATTTAATCCAGAGAATGGAGCAAAAGCATTTTCATACTTCCAAACCATTATTAAAAGATGGTTAATTCAATATAACAATAATAACTATAAGAAATTAAAACAAGTAGGTTCTTTTGATGAAATACACGATTCTTACGAGAGTAATATAGATGATATAAATACAAGAAAAATACCTATCGCTAAAATGGTAGATTCTTTTGTAGAGAATTGTTATGATAATTTTGAGGAATTATTTGGAAAAGAACAAGATAAAGAAGTAGCAGATGCAGTATTAACCTTATTTAGAACTAGGTATGATGTAGAAATCTTTAAGAAGAAAGCACTTTATATTTACATCAGAGAAATGACTGAATGCGAGACCCCTACCCTTACCAGGGTTATTAATAAGTTACGAGATGAATTTATATTTATGCAAAAAAATTACATAGATAGTGGAATTATAGTAGAATATAGTATTACCTAATATTTATTAAATAAATAGAGTATGGGATTAGAAACAGTAATATTCGGTAAAAAGACAGTATCTGATGTACTGAAAGAGGTATATGATAATTCCAAAAGAAAAGAATTACAGATTAACGCCCTTATTGGTGAGTTAAAACCTTTAGTTAGTGATGTAGGAGATGCAACTCTTGTTGTACCTATGATTAAGGAGTATCTAGAAGTAGGTGTTAAAAATGATGAGCACCTTATTAAAATGCTTGCTATAGTTCAAAGAATGGAAGGTGGAGGAAAAGCTACCGAAGCAGATTTCTTCAATCCTGAAGAATTAGCTAGATTAATGGAACAGAGTGAGGAGTTGGGTAAAAAATTAGACGATGCAGAATTATAATTTTTATAAAGGCAGGTCAGGGAAGAATAGCGGAACTTCTAAGTCATCAAGTAAGAAGATAGGAAGAGTTATAAAAATCTTAACAGACCTATCAGATCCTGACTGCGAAAATTCATCTATGATAAACGGAGTCTTCTATCGAGAGATAACATCAAATCAAAACGAAGATTCAGCAAAATCATTACAATTCGCATATCAAGCTAGTACCGCTTTTAAGAAATTACCACTTCCTGGAGAATTAGTAAAATTAGAGAAATCAGCAGGAAAAGGTAGTGCAACATCGCCAGGTACTAAAAGAACATATTGGGTAGATATTATAAATGTATGGAACCATCCACACCATAGTGCATTACCAGATACCAAGCAAAGTGATTGGCAAAGTGATTTATTAGGCGGTATTGAAGAAGTACGAACAATAAACCAACTGCAACCTAACCCAGGTGATACAGTTATAGAAGGTAGATTAGGTCAAAGTATTAGGGTAGCAGGATACGGAGTACATAAGAGTATAGAAGGTACAAGTGGAAGTCCGTATATAGTAATTAGAAACGGTCAAATAAAGACAGATAATGGTATAGATCTTGTATATGAGAATATAAATGAAGATGCTAACTCACTGTATTTCCTCTCAGATCATAAAATATTACTAACTTCTGCAAATACTAAGAGAGATTCTTACAACCAAATACCTACTACATCTGACCAATTTAAAGGAAATCAAGTAGTTATTAATGGAGGAAGATTATATTTTAATGCAAAAGAAGAAAGTGCTTTTATATCTGCAAAGCAATCTATAGGATTAAATGCAAATAATATAAATCTAGATGCAACAGAGTATTTTTGTGTAGATGCTAAGAAAATTTACATAGGAGTTAAAGCAAGAACTGCAACTTCTAGCGTACAGCAACCAGCCGTATTAGGAAAACAATTAGAAAACTGGTTAGGTGCTCTATTAGATGCTCTAGATGCTGTTGCAACATCAATGACTAGTGCATCTGCTGTTGGTGCAGGACCAGTAACACAATTAAACGTATCAGGACCGATACTAAAATCAACAGTTCAATCACTAAAGACTCAATATAAGTTGTTTAAATCTAAAAAAGTATTTGTAGAATAATGGCATTACCTAAATTATCAGGAATTATAGCAAGACAGGTTGGTTCTATTCAAGGGAAACTTGTAAGTCAGGTACAAGGACAGGTACTAAGTATACTTTCTAAATTTACAAGTCAATGCCCTAACGCAAAAGAGATTCAAAAAATCATAAGAATAAAAAACAATCTATTAAAGAATATAAATGCACTAGAAAGAAGAATACAGAAACTAAGGAGTGTAGCAAGTAAGTTAGATAAAGCTATTAGAGCTGCTAGGGTAGGTATCTCAATTATTACAAGAATACCAAAACCTACTGTATTTAAAATTATACCAGGACAAGCAGGAGGAGTTGTAATAGGGGTAAAATTTTCTGCATTAACCAAACTAAGTAATAGGCTGATTAAACTAAACAAATTACTAGATTCTTTAGAAGCAGATAAAGCAGGAATACTAGGAGTGATTAGTACAGTATCGGTAACACTTGGAGGATTGAAGAGAAGATTAGAGGCAATTGATTTAGCAGTTCAAGGATGTAGTAGAGATTCTGCAGAATTAAGTCAGATAGTAGCCTCTACTCAACCACCGCAAAATACAGGTTCAGAAGGAACACCAGAAGATCCAGACTACTATTATAAAGGATATGAACTAGCGATAGTAGATGATCCAAATTCACCAAAAATTGCACCAAGAAGATATGCAAT